AATACGAAACTTAGATGCACTAACATCAACTGTTAGATACTGCTTTGCCTTTACAGTTACAGCAGAACCCCAAGTTGTTCCATCGTCTGCTGTTGAAGTTGTTGTAAAGTCGTCCCATTGTAGAACAAGATTAGTTCCATCATGGTACATATCCACAAGATTTGCAGCGTCATAACCAGAAGGAAAATCAAATGCAGTCCAACCTGTTAACGGCTCATCAGTTGATCCAAAGGTGTTTACCATAATCTTTTCAGTATCAAAAGCCGCATAAACTTTTGTTGCTGAAGATGTAGCATTGACCATTGTTCCAGAAACACCTGTAGCATTGTTTATGATCTGTGTGTTCCAATGAGAGGGATGTGAAGGATCAGCTTGGCTAGACCAATAAACATTACCAGTAGACATACCCACGATAAATCTTTCGGAGTTTGTCTTTACACCAACCATACTTGTGATCGATCCACCAAAAGGAATTTGATAATAAGTGCCGTACGTGTTAGTCGTAGAGCGATAATCAGCAATCGAATTAACGCCTGTGCTACCTTTTACATAGAATACAGCATTGTCGGCTTCTACGTTTGTTGCCCACAGAATGTTATCTGTTCCTGTAAAACCCCAGTTTGTTGCAGACGTTGTAGCCGATCCACCAGATATATAATTGGCGAATGTATAAACTGCTCCTGCATACATATCACGAACGTAGAGTTCTGTGTTATAGTAAAAAGGTAAAGGCTCACCTGCTAACGTAGATGCCACATCAGAGACTGTCCATGTTTGTGCCGCATGGTCTACGATTGCTTTCTTAGGTGCAGTCTTTGCTGTTGGATGGTCAGAAGTTAAAAACAATCTATTTAAACCAGTTCCTATAATATCACGTGGTTTAAATGAAGAAGTAAAACTATCAGCTGCAGATGTATAACTAGAAAAGTCTGCTGTCTGATAATTCGCATCAGAGATATACACATTTACTGTCGATGCCTGTGAAGCGTTGTTTAATATGGAAAAGTTAAATGTAGCCACTTTTGCACTAGGAACTGTATACACAAGTTCTGTGTCGGCAACATTAACAAGTTTTTTTCCTAAAAGTCCGTTTGCCATTTTTCGTTCCTCTTAGCTTTGGGTTAAGAAATATTGTTTTAAGGGTGATGTGTTGTATGCCGCTAAAGCACTTGCGATTGAAGTTTGTAGAGCATTTAAGGTGGCTTGCTCTGTAGCCGATGCCGCTTGAACCGCAGCCACTTCGGTAGTGCCTGTACTTTGTACGGCAGTTGTACTTGTTGCTTGCTGTGCTTGTACAAGACCTACACTCGTTGTCCCTTGTGCGGCAACTGCCGATAGGTTGGCATTGCCATTAAATATCTCGATCATACGAGCGAGATAAACAAGATCAGCATTTGGTGTACTTGCTGTTAAATTATTAAGACGACTACCAACTTCTGTTGCTAGAGCCTGTTGGTCGGATGTAGATATATTAGGCACTTAATGTACTCCCATCAAATAGCGATCCATGTAACTGTGCTAGTAATATGCCTTGACCTATTACTGTCGGGGTTGTTTGGAACGCTTGGTTGGCGTAAGTTTGCGAAAGATCACGAGCGGCTTCTGAAGCAGTTTTCGCAGTTTCTGCATCATTTTTGTGAGATAGGGCATTGGCTTCGGAAGTTGAAGCCTCGGAAGCCGAAGTTTCGGCATCAACCCTTTTGGTTTCCATATCCGCAAGCGCGGTAGCTTTAAAGGAATTAAGGTCGGAAAATAACTGAGTAAACGAAGCAATTTCGTTGGTCGCCCCATCCGTCCCAATTTTAAGGTAGAGTTTTTCGTTTCCGCTAGTATTATCGTAACTAAATGTGAAAACATCTATAGCACCTGTTGTTTCGTTAAATATTTTATTCAGCAAATTCGATAAGGTTATTCCGCCTTTTTCACAGTCCTCCAAGTAAGTATCTAATAAATGCGTACCTGTACTTGCACTTCTAAAATTAAGCTGTTCCGAAGGAACTCTAGTAAAAGCCATTATTTAACCTCTTTTGCAATCTCTTTAAGTTTAGCTAATCTTGAGGTGGACATGTTGACCAATGTTTCCATGCTTGTCATACGACCCGTAACATTGCCCAAATCAGACTGTAAACTTTCTCTTAAACGCAATATAGCATCTTTAAGGGTGGCTATGTCGTCCCTTAATGGTGCTAATTCTTCATTTATTCTGGCATCAGTATATTCTCTGATAACGGCTTCTACCTTTGAAGCTAGATTACGACTGTCGGTTTTCATCTTCTGCCCTCCTTTTAAGAGGAACTAGATTACCTTTCTCTACTTCCTTCTGGACTTCATCATTTGGTTTAACACTTGCCCCACGCATTTTCTCCATCAACATCATCTGTTGTGAAGGACGTAGACCTTCTTTCATTTGTTCTTTTGAGATTTTAAATTGATCTAGGTCTGATACACCCATTGATCGTATGGCTTCTTCTACAATCTTTCCTGCATTGTATTCCATTGCCATACCAGTTTCGTTTAGGATTTTAAGCATATTAATCCAAGTCTCGGCATTTCGAGCAGGTTCGAGCGGTAATGTTCCGTCTACGACTAGATAATCTATCTCACCCTGTATGTCCTTTAACCCAAAATCTAAGTATCCTTGATCCACCATACTTGCTACTTCAGCAGCACTATCGTTAGCGGCAATCCTAATTGATCCATCCTCTGAAAAGAAATCCTGTATGTTCGATACCATCATACGAACCATCGGTCGTATGGACGTAGAGGATATAATTCTGGAAAGAACCCCAAGTCTTTGCGATCCTAATTGTGTTAACCTCTGTATTTCTGTAGCTGTTCTTACCCCGCCTTCGGCTGTTGGTATTCCCTGCTGTGCGTCTGAAGCAGCGCTCAAGCGCTGTTTCAGTAGACCCATAGCCTGTATATCATTCCAATGTCCCTTTGTTACATCTGGTACTTGGGCAATGAAAATGCCTTTACCGGGCTCGGTGCCGGGCATCGTTCTAACAATCCCGTGTGGGTTGCGATCAATAAGATCGTTCATTGCTATTTGAGAAGGGTCGGCAAAAATTAAATTAGAAAGTGCAGCCTGTACGTTATCTATACGTGATCGTAGAAGCCAAGTAGCTACATCGTGTAATGGTAGTATAAGATCGTAGAGTGACTGCCCGTAGGATTTATGGGCATCTTGATACAGTCCACCAATCGCTACCGGGAATTGTCTGCCGTATGGATTAAGCTGAAATCGTATGATGACATGCTCATCTAATACTGTTGCCACTAACCAAAGCTGATCGACTTGTGGTAGATTAACTTCATATCCTGCCAGTCTAATCCAACATTCATCGACAACCCGGCTATCCCCTAACGCAAAGAAAGAACCCCCGTTCTCTCTACGATTACGTTCGGCAGGGTCGATAGATAAACCACGTCCCTTTTCTTGATGCCAAGTGTGGGCATCCCAACCTCCAGATGGAGGACTTAATCTATTACGTAAAGATGGATATACGTCTAACTTCGGATACATCTTAGATTGTTTCAAAGCATCATAAGAAGAGTAGTCAGAGAAAACTATGAACTGCATCCTATCCCAATCACCCCATTGTATTCTTGGATCATGGAAAACTCTACGTGGATCAAAGTTTACAATCTCGTTAGTTCGAGTATCAGCGTCCCATATAACTTTTGTAGGAGCGTAGCCATATCGAATACTATCTAAAAGATGTTGAGCTATACGGGCTTCACCTGCCGTACGTCGCATCTGCTGATGAAGGAGACGTTCTATAATAGCTGATGATTTTCTCGATTGCCTATTTAATCCTTCGAGTTGGAACATCGGGTTTCTGCCCGTAAGGGCAGCCATTAAATAAGTAAGAACTGTATCAGCTATGGCACGGCTGTCTGCAATGACAGCTTTCTCTCTGAAGGCTGTTGCGTCTGGACGTACATATACGTCGTGCGCTCTATCGGCTTCCTTCCAATGATCGTACCTACGGGAGATGCGATCGTAGGACATCTGCATGGCAGACTTAATATAATTTACTAAACGCTGTTCCTGTTCTTCTGATAGTTCTGAAGATATATCTTCATAAGCCATTAAACGATCTGCATGTTCTGACAGATCGACAATAATACCATCGTCACCCGGAAGGTACTCGGCTCTATAGTTCGTTGTTACTGTGGTGTTCATGTTGAAAACCTAACCTCTTAGTTGTCTGTAGTCGTCCTTATTATTCACCCCAACCCTTCCATGTGGGCTTTTTGCCTTTTCCAAATTCTTTGGGATTTGACCAAAAAGATTTGTCATTAAAATCGAGAGTAAAGGCAGGGGGTTTGTAGTATTCGCCAGTTGCGGGTGTTCTTGCAAGCACATCTAGTCCTATCGATAAAGCGTCAACTTGGTCGTCATAAGTACCGCTAGGAAATGTTTGGCACTCATCGTAAAAGTTATCTAACCAGTTTGCCGTAGATGGCAGGAAAACTCGTCCCCCTTCTATAAGAGGAAGGACTGCATTTAAGCGAGATACTTTATCGTTAGATACCTTGTATGGAATGACAGATACCCCACTCTCTCTTTTTAATTCCTGTATAAGCGATTGCCCGGATGCCTTATCTTCTATATATATCCCCCTTAATCCCTTACCTCGCCATAGATTATTGAGGGTAATCATACGTCTTTTTAATTCTGGGAACTCATAGCGACCTCTGTGGTTCTCTACAACATATATATCACCCGAAGTATCCAGTCCCATGACAAGCATAACAGAGTAATCATTGTCCTCTTTAGCTTTAAAGGCTGTATCACAGGCTATTATTAATGAAACAAATCGCTCTGGCTTCATGTCAGATGGGTAGGTTCTCCACCAATGCGACCTAATTAAGTTACCACCCTCTATGTAGGGGGTTTGTTGGTAGAGAGAGGCGAACTCTCGTGGGTTGAGGCGTTGCCTTCTTTCTAAATCTTCCAAAGAAAATCGTTCGTCCCACAAAGCTGTCTTGACTGTCTTAGTTATATACCTCTTACCATGCGATAACTTCTGTAGTTTTGTGCCTTCGAGGTATTTAGGGTCGTCTTTGGGTAGTTGCGCCCTGCTAATTTTCTCTCCGGGTATTTCTAAATCCTCGATCGCCTTAAAATTAATGTGTAACCATCGTCCTTCGTTCCAATCGTCGGTCTGCATAAGGCGACCTGCTAGGTCATCGGGATGCCATCGTGTTTGTATGTGTATTTGTGAGGGTGGTGTCCCTTCATTATCGGGCTGTAAACGAGTGGATAGGGCAGAAACGTAGTAATTCCATACCTTATTGCGTTGTGTTGCACTCTCTGCCTCCTCTCTTGACTTGAATGGGTCGTCAAATATCAGCATATTTGCGGCACGACCAGAGGTTGTACCACCAACACCTATAAAATAGGCAGCCCCACCACTCGTAGTACGCCATTGATCTACGGCTCGACTGTCCGGGGACATCTCAAAGTCTGGGAATGTCTGCGATACGACTGGTTCTTGGCACAAATCACGCACTTGTCGCCCGAAGTCGGTAGCAAGTTGCGAATTGTAGGACGTAGACATAAGAAACCTGTTGGGTTTCTTAGCCATAAAGTACGCAGGAAACAAAACACTCCCGTATGTGGACTTCCCATGACGGGGAGGCATGGTAATTAGTAGGTTTCGTACGGGAACTTTCTCTATTTTCTGGCGTTCAGCTGCGGATTTGCCGTAATGAGAGGTTAATTCGTTTTTTTCTAGCAAATCGAGGGCTTTTATTAGGTGCTTATGGAACGAAGGTAGTACCCATTTAGGTTGAACTAGTCTGACCCACCCTAAAAACCCCTCTTCTGCCGCTTTTAAACGTAGTAAATGCTGTGCTGCTTGCTGTGCAGTAAGGCTCATTGTGTTTCCTCTTTAACTTCTTCAGAATTATCTGCGTCTATAATGTTATTTACCCCAGAAGCGATCATCTCTAGCTGTGCGCGGGACATCTTTTCTGGCATTTCCTGTAATGCATGTTCATGTTGTACAAATGATGCAGTTAAATCGGGTACAACTTTATTTAATAAAGTCGCAAATACCCTAGCTTGCGTGGGCGACCACTCTATTTCGCCTTTAACCACAGAATGTGCGTCGTCTAACTGGTTTGTTACACGCCTCATTATACCCGCACGTACATTTGCCACTTGGTGAGGGGTGAGTTTTGCTCTTACTTCGTATTCTTTGTTGGACATTTTGAATTTTCCTCAGATTTTTTAAGGGGGTCGAGAATGGCGTTGACGAAAATCAATTCGCGGGACGCCCGGTACGCCCCCCTATTGTCACAAAAGTGACAATCGTAGAGCCTAAGCCCTTGATTTTGCTTGTTTTTGCACTCCCTACGTAGGGGAAAAGTGGGGTTGAGACGTTTCGGATTTGCGTCCGTGCGTATGAAAACATTAACCATTTCCGCAGGTTAGTGCGTTTACGCATCACAGTCGTCCTCGCCTTACGTGATAAGTCCAAAGGACTTGGCTTAGTGCTGATGCCAGTTCTGGAAACTGGTTCAATGTCAACGTCAAACGTGAAGGAGAAATCACATGACACAAGTAAACACATCCG